ACAAACAGTCGGTAGATGTTAACAATCTCCGACAAAATGATAAGGACAAGGACGATGATCTTCTTAGACATAGAGACAAACCTGAAACATGACACCATATGGTTGTGTGTTACTAAGCACAACACCACTGGTGAAGTGAGGCACTGGCGGGAAGCCGACAGCTTGCAGCAATACTTAGAAGGTGAGCAAGTGGTGGGCCACAACATCATCGGCTTTGACGCACCCATACTAAATAAGGTATGGGGTGTTGTCATTCCTGACAACAGCCTAGTGGATACCCTAGTGATGTCACGCCTGTACAAACCAGACATTGAGGTGGTGCTTCCTAAGGAAGGCAAAGCCCCTACACTACATAGCCTAGAGGCGTGGGGCTATCGCTTAGGTAGTTACAAGATTGGTTTCACTGACTTCGACAGTGGATGGTCAGAAGAGATGGCTACTTATTGTGAACAAGATGTTCAACTTTTAGAAAAACTGTACAACTTTCTGACAATAACCATGACGAAGGAAGGGTTTTCCACGCAAAGCATTCAGCTTGAGCATGAGGTTGCCATCATCTGCCGTGGCATGGAGAACAATGGCTTCATGCTAGACATGGAGAAAGCTATGGTGTTGAACGCCACACTCAGTGGACGCATGTCTGACATTGAAGAGGAAATGCAGAAGGTGTTCCCTCCCATTGTTGAGCAACGCTTCTCTGAGAAGACAGGCAAACAATTGAAGGACAAAGTAACCATCTTCAATCCCGGAAGTAGGCAGCAGATTGGTGACAGGCTTATCAAGCTAGGATGGAAGCCAACTAAGATGACCCCAACGGGTCAACCTATAGTGGATGAGGACACTTTGAAAGGTGTTGTGTTCCCAGAGGGACAAATAATTGCTGAGTACTTAATGATTCAAAAGCGTGTAGCTCAGATCAGCAGTTGGCTTGAGCTAGTGGGTGACGATGGTAGGGTGCATGGTAGGGTAACTACCAATGGTGCTGTCACTGGCAGAGCTACACACAGTAGCCCTAACATGGCACAGGTTCCTGCGGTGGGTAGCCCCTTCGGTGCTGAGTGCAGAGAGATGTGGCGTGTACCTAAGGGGTACAAACAGGTAGGTGTGGACCTATCAGGCATTGAGCTTCGCTGCTTAGGCCACTACCTGAATGACCAAGAGTGGATGGATGAGTTGCTTAAGGGTGATATCCACTGGTTCAATGCACAAAGCTTTGGCTTGGTAGAACGAGGCACTGTTAAGGACGATAACAATCCTGAGCATAAGAAGGCTAGGAACACCACCAAGACTCTGACCTATGGTGTGTTGTATGGTGCAGGTGCAGCCAAGGCAGGTAGTATCGTAGGCGGTAACAGTAGCAGGGGCAAGAAACTTATTGATAGTTTTATCAATAACACACCCGGCCTTTCTGCCTTGAAGAAGAAGATATCTAGGCTGATGGCTAAGGGTCACCTCCCTGCACTGGATGGACGCAGGGTGTGGGTTAGATCTGAGCATGCAGCATTGAACACATTGCTGCAAAGTGCAGGTGCTATCATTGCTAAACAGTGGTTGATTGAATCAACAAAGCTGTTGCAAGAGAAGGGAATAAATGCTAAACTGTTAGCGTTTGTTCATGACGAAACACAATGGGAAGTGAGAGAAGATCAGGCAGAGGAAGCAGCTAGGCTCATAGAGCAAGCAGCAACTAAAGCAGGAGAGGCTCTTAAGTTCCGTTGCCCAGTGGATGCCGAAGGAAAGATTGGCAACAACTGGCGTGAGTGCCACTGACGTTACTAGTGGGTTTTTATATTGGAGAAAATTATGACTGAAGAAAAGAAAGCTATTAAGCTTAAGGCTGATTTGTTCTGGTGTCAACACACTAAGATTAATGAGATGTCTGGTAAGTTCCAGTTGAACTTATGCAATCTGTCTGATGCTGCTGTTGAAGCATTAGAAGAGATGGGCATCAGTGTTCAGACTGGTGAAGACAAGAAGGCTGACATGGGCAGGTACATCACTTGCAAATCAGAGAAGCCTATGCGTGTCTTTGACATTGACAACGATGAGATTACTGAAGCAATTGGTAATGGCAGCAAAGCCAAAGCCTTGGTGTCTTCATACTCTTGGACATACAAGAACAAGAAAGGTGTTAGCCCTTCGTTGAAGAAGCTGGTTGTCACTGAGTTGGTTGAGTATTCTGCAGCTAGTGGCATCAGTGCAGACGATGAGGATGTTCTGTAAATGAAAGCTCTGTTCGATAGCGACATCTTCGCTTATCGGGCAGCATCCGCATGTGAGGACGAAGACGAAGCAACGGCACAGCGTACACTGGATCGTTTAATCGTTGATGTTCTCATGTGTGGTGTTGATAACATCTATCCTGATTGCTTCGTGGATAGTTGGAGCATGCACCTGACAGGTAAGAACAACTTCCGATATCAGATAGCCACCACTGTACCTTACAAAGGTAATAGAGTGGACAAGCCTAAGCCTAAGCATCTAGCTTTCCTTAGAAATTATCTAGTAAAAGAATGGGGTGCTTCTATATCTGAGGGTCAGGAAGCCGATGACACCATTGCCATTGAAGCTACAAAGCTTGGTGACAATTGTGTCATTGTGTCTTTAGACAAAGACTTAGATCAGATTGTTGGTTGGCATTACAACTTTGTTAAACATCTAGGCTACTACATCAAACCAGAGGAAGCTCTGGTCAAGTTGTACACGCAGATGCTGACAGGTGATGCTGCTGATAACATCAAAGGATTGTTCCGTGTTGGTCCAGTGAAAGCAGCCAAGATAATTGGGGACACAACAGATGAACTTGAGCTATACAACAAAGTGTTGGAAGCTTATGAGGGTGATGCTGAGCGTGTGTTAGAGAATGCTCAGCTTCTTTTTCTACGAAGATATGAAGGACAGATATGGACTCCTCCACAAACTTAAAACCAAATGACATTGCACTAATCCTTCGTCCTACTATTGTGGATGGGAAGTATACAAACAACTTTCAAGTGTTAGTCAGTGGCTTTGGACCACTCACTATCAGTGAAGATGATGTAAATAATTTAATTGGTATGGCTACGATATTGGCATCAGTGATACCACACATGGAAGAAGATGAAGCACTTGCTAACAAGCTTGTTGAGTATTGTGGCAAGATGTTTGGTGATGTTGGTGACTTCTTTTACAACGCAGATCATGACAGCTTTGGCGATAATAGTTTTACCATTGACACCAAAACAATTGGAGGCATCCAATGAATGTAGATGACACATTGATACAACGAGGTGTTAGGTATGGCAACTACAAAGAAGATGTGTCTAGGGTTTCACAAGCCCTGAAAGAAACTATCAGGTCTGGTGCTGAGTGGAAAGAGATGGATGATGATATGAAGGAAAGCCTTGATCTCATCTGTAACAAAATCTCTCGCATTGTGAATGGTGATCCTTGGTATCATGACTCATGGCATGACATCATTGGATATGCTAGGTTGGTAGAAGAACGATTGGAACAATTATGATAGCTGTCGATATCAACTTAAAAGTTTTATTCAAACCTGAAGACCTACCAAATGTTTACCTAAATGAGGAAGTGCTGAGTGAAGCCATCACTGAAAACTTAACTGCTTCGTTGGAACGAATGGATGCTAAAGATATTATCTTTCGTTTCGTTGATATTGAAGGACTAGAATGAATGTTAATTCAGTAACCATTAGAGAAGCCAGTAATGGCTTTGTTGTTGAGCATGTAGCTGAGGGAGAGTTCGATAAGTATCAAACTGAGTTTGTTGCTTTAGATGTTGACGAAGCTTTACTAATTGCTAGAGATTTATTTGTGCATTACGATGCTGCTGACATGTCGCATATAGTAGATACACCAATTGGTAGATAAGAAAAGAAATGGTGGCGAGTGGACTGACTCTAGGTTCAGAAGCTTTGTCACCTCTGCTCTTCGTGCTGCGTCTAGGCGTTGGCCTCCTAAGTACAAGGCTCTTAAAGAAGCCTTCGTTGGTAGGAAGACTAACAAGAAGACAGGCAAGTTGGCAATGCATTACAAATGTGCCAAATGTAAGAAGCACTTTGTTGCTGCTGATGTACAGGTAGATCATATACTCCCTGTAGTATCACCAACAGAAGGCTTTGTTAGTTGGGACTTGTTCATTGATCGTATCTTCTGTGAGATAGAAAACCTACAGGTGATGTGTAAGCCCTGTCACAAAGTGAAGACAGAACTAGAGAAAGCAGAAAGGAAAAAGAAATGAATGTAGAAATGATACAAGAGCATGAGGATGGGAGCGCCACCTTCACATTTGATTTAACAAATGAAGAGCGTGACATCTTACTGAGCTTGGGTATAATGACAGCTATTAAGAATGGTATTAAAGAAGGAAAGCAATATGTCGGTAACACTGATCTGGGCAACCCCGAATGCGGAACACCTGATAGCGTACATGGCGAGGGTAAGCAACCCTGAGAATCAGGACAGTCCTGAGACAGCACCTAAGCTGCTGAAGTATTTGATGGACAACAAACACTGGAGTCCATTTGAGATGGTGAATGTTTGCATGGAAATTGAAACCACCCGTGACATTGCCCGTCAAATCCTGCGACACAGAAGCTTTAGCTTCCAAGAATTCTCACAACGCTATGCCATTTCCTCACGCTATGAAACCAGTGAGGTAAGGCTGCAGGATAATAAGAACAGGCAGAACTCAATCCCTGTACAAGACCGTGAATTGATGGCGGTGTGGGATGAGCTACAGACAGATGTTTTGGTGGCTTCTAGGCGGTCCTACGAGGCTGCATTGAGCCTTGGCATAGCTAAGGAGGTAGCACGAAAGGTGTTGCCTGAAGGACTAACCACTAGTAGAATGTACATGAATGGTACACTGAGAAGTTGGATACACTATGTTGACATTCGTTGTGATAAAGCAACACAGAAAGAACATCGTGATATAGCAGACCAATGTAAGGTAGTGCTAACAAACTTATTTCCATCCTTGTTTTAATAGAGCAAGCAGTAGTCATCTGAGGTATAACTACCTTTCCTTTCGGGAGCTTCGGCTCCCATTTTTTCCACCATTTCAGGAGTATTTATATGGCAAAGTTTAAGGTCAGCATTGACCTGTCTCGGGATAGTTTGTTTGATGAACTTGGTATCCAGAGATTGAGAGAAAGTTATATGAAAGATGAAGAGGCTAGTCCTCAAGAAAGATTTGCATATGTTTCGGAATCGTTTGCGTCCAATCAAGAACACGCTCAAAGACTATACGACTACAGCAGCAAGCATTGGCTTAGCTACTCTACACCTATCCTATCTTTTGGTCGCTCTAAGCGTGGCCTCCCTATTAGCTGTTTCCTTAATTACATGGATGATAGTGCAGAAGGCTTGGTCGATAACCTATCAGAAACTAACTGGCTATCCATGTATGGTGGTGGTGTTGGGGTTCATGTTGGTATCCGCAATGGTGACGATAAGTCTACTGGTGTTATGCCCCACCTCAAAATCTATGATGCCAGTTCCTTGGCCTACCGCCAAGGCCGTACAAGACGGGGTAGCTATGCTGCCTACCTAGACATTCACCACCCTGACATCATCCAGTTCTTGGAGATGCGTAAGCCAACAGGTGATCAGAATGTACGCACATTAAACCTGCATCACGGCATCAACATCACTGATGAATTCATGACCATCATTGAGAAAGCCATGAAAGATCCTGACTTTGACGACAGCTTTCAACTTAAGAACCCTGCCAATGGTGAGGTGGTAGAGACTGTGTCTGCTAAGTATCTGTGGCAGAAGATATTGGACCTGCGTATGCAGACAGGTGAGCCATACTTGGTGTTCATTGACACAGCTAACAAGGCTATGCCTAAGTGGTTGAGTGACAAAGGCTTGAAGATTAATGGTAGCAATCTGTGTACAGAAATCTTCTTACCTACTAACGAGAAACGTACAGCAGTGTGCTGCTTGTCTTCCCTCAACCTAGAATACTACGATGACTGGAAGAATGACAAGCAATTCATTTTGGATGTTATGGAAATGCTAGACAATGTCTTGCAATACTTCATCGACAAAGCACCATCAACAATTGCTAGGGCTAAGTACAGCGCAATGATGGAGCGTAGCATTGGAGTTGGTACTTTAGGCTTCCATGCATTCTTACAAAAGAAAGGTGTAGCCATCGATGGTGTGATGGCTAAGAGTTATAACAATGAAATCTTTAAGCACATTCATTCTTCGTGTCTACTTGCTGACTCTGTCTTGGAGCAGCAGCGTGGTAGTTGTATCGATGCTGGTCACGGCAATATTAATAGAAGGTTTAGTCATCATACTGCTATTGCCCCTAACGCTAGTAGCAGCCTTATCATGGGTAATACTAGCCCTTCAGTCGAGCCGTACAGAGCGAATGTATTTCGCCAAGACACGCTCAGTGGGTCATTCGTTTACAAGAACAGGTTCCTGAAGGCACAACTTGCTGCACTGGGTATGGACGATGATGACACATGGGCATCCATCATCAGCAACGAAGGATCTGTACAGCACCTAGACATCTCTGAGCAATTGAAAGAAGTGTTTAAGACTGCTATGGAGATTGATCAGCGGTGGTTGGTTGAGCTTGCAGCAGACAGACAGAAATACATTGACCAAGGCCAGAGCATTAACCTGTTCTTCCATGCCAATGTATCCATTAAATATCTACATGCCATCCACTTCCTTGCTTGGAAGAGTGGACTGAAAAGCTTATACTATCTTCGTTCAGAGAAGGTGCGTAAAGCAGATAAGGTGGGTGCTCAGATCAAGCGTCAGCGTATTGAAGACGACATTGATTTGAAGCAGGTGGCAGAAGGTGAAACTTGTTTAGCATGTGAAGGTTGATATGGTAAAAACTAAATTAGATATTACGCAAGAGCGTACAACATTCAAACCCTTTAAATATCCTTGGGCATATGATGCTTGGTTGCAGCATGAGCAGAGCCATTGGCTTCACACTGAAGTGCCTATGTCTGAGGATGTTAAAGACTACAAGAAACTAAGCAACAATGAGCAGGAGTTTCTAACAAAGATCTTGCGCTTCTTTGTGCAAGGTGACTTAGACATTGGCAGTGGTTATCATGACCACTACATTCCAGTGTTCAAGCAGCCGGAGGTGCGGATGATGATGAGTGGCTTTGCAGGTAGGGAAGCCCTGCATGTAGCAGCCTATGCTCACCTCATTGAAACCTTGGGCTTGCCTGAGTCTACCTACAATGAATTCCTCCAGTACAAAGAGATGGTGGAGAAGCATGACTACATTAACAATCTGAGTGCAGCACCAATGGCTGAGAAGATTGCAGCCATCTCTGCCTTTGGTGAGGGCATGCAGCTCTTCTCTAGCTTTGTAATGTTGTTAAACTTTGCAAGGAATGGTAAACTCAAAGGACTAGGTCAGATCATTGCTTGGTCCATAGTGGATGAGACACAGCATGCTGAAGGTATGATTAAGGTTTATCGTGAGTATGTTAAGCACCATCAGGATGAAACGACTTCGGACCGCATCAAGGAAATTGCAGATCAAATGGTGGGTCTGGAGGATCAGTTTGTGGATCTGGCTTTTTCGATGGTCGAGGTCGAGAAGCTTACGAAAGAAGAAGTGAAGCAATACATCCGCTACATTGCAGATCGCAGACTCATCTCTATGGGAATGAAGGGCATCTACAAGATCAAGAAGAACCCTTTGCCTTGGGTGGATGGTATGCTAGGTGTTAGCCACACCAACTTCTTTGAGCAACGTGTAACAGACTACAGCAAGGGTGCTACCACTGGTACTTGGGATGATGTATGGGGTAAAGCCGCATGATTATTGTAGAGCTTAGGCAGGGCATAGGTCTTGACATTGAGTTCAATGAAACTATTTGTCACATCATTGATGATGGTGGACCACATGATAAATTGTTTTCATATAGTGGTATACTAATCAAGCTACCATTCATCAGCATTTACATAGGTGAATTTGATGAGATTGGTGAGCTTATTAAAGGTAACAAACCTACAGGGGAATAACATGCAAATCAAGTCTGAACGATCTGCACCATTGCGTATTCAATTTGAACAGGGCTATAAAGCTTTCAGGCATGGATGGTTGGTCAATCAATATGACCCATCATCTGTGGCAGGTAAAGAGTGGCAACGAGGATTTGATCGTGGCTACTTTGATAACATTGAAAGACTCAATGGCTACCAAGCGGTTTGATAAAGAACTACACGACACCTACGATAAGTTTGGAAGAGATATAGTTAAGAGCTATGTCTCTTCTTTTTGGGGTATGGAAGCTAGAGATAATCCTGACAGGTATGGGATTGATCTGCATCTATATAAGGATGACTTGTTGGTGGGATATGTTGAGGTAGAAGTCAGACTGTCATGGAAAACTGTAGAGTTTCCCTATGAAGATTTGAATGTACCTAACAGGAAAAAGAAGCTTCTAACACAGGACATGTTAACATACTTCTTTTCTGTTAATAAGGATGGAACAGCCTTGTTCCATTGTGAAGCTGCCACTGTATTAGCTTCAGAAGTTAAAGAGTCTAGAAATAAATATGTCTACCAAGGAGAACTCTTTTACAAGGTTCCTCTTGATAGACTATCTTATGTTGTATTACCTACGGCTAGCTAAGCCACCCTTAGCTAAGCCAATTCTTCTTGTGTTATTAGGATTGTTAGGATCAACAATCTTAAAATCATTACTAATCAAGTCTCTAATATTATTAGCAGCTTTAGTTTGTGTAGCAATTATGTCAGCTATATCTTTTGGTGTTGAACCCCTTGGCACATACATTGGTATTGTCTGAATTGTTTTTAGATTCTTACTAAGCTCTTTTAAAGCTAGTGCTTTATCTTTAGATCCAGACCTTTCCAAAGAAAGAGAGACTGCATCAATAGTATCTACAGTAGTTGTCTTAGCTAGTTTACTTAGTGAACTAATAAATGTTTGATTACTATCTGGCACAGGTAACATACCTGCCTTTGTTGCTGCTGCTCCACCTGTATGTCTAAACTCATTCTTAAACAATCCCTTGATGGTGGTGTATGTTTCATAAACCTCTTTAGGTTTCTCAGTAGATGCTTTAATATTATCAATTAAAGTAAGACCATCTTTATCTGTCCTATTAACAACATCTAATAATTTATTAGTCAGTCTATTTCTATTAGTTTCTTGTTGTTCAATTAGTTTGTATTGCTTCTCAATCTTATTGAAATCAGTTTGAATCTTAAGCTTCTCACTCTCAACAAAAGCATCTTCAGTTTCTTTATAACCTAAGTTACGGGGAAGTGCCAAAGGTCTAGCCACTGTTGGATCACCAGTGATAACCCTAGCAATGGTATTCATGTCCTTCTTTGTATAAGCTTCCAGAGGCATGTCTACTTTTCTAAAGATATAGTCAGCATATGGTATTTCAGTGTAAGAAATATTCTTAACAACTGGACCACCAAATGGTTCATTACGATAATTCAATCTTAGATCGCTAGTGAATGATGTAGCACCAACATCTAGCTCCATGTGTTTCCTACTCTCAATTGTTTGAGGATCAAAGAAACCACGCTTAACTTTAGCGGGTGTTCGCTCTGTCTCTGTACCATGAATCAAGATCTTTGGAGGCATATCTTTATACTGCTCTCTTAAGTCTTCTAGTTTCTTTTGGTAACCCTCAGCAAACTTAGCAAACTCTGCAACATCTGTAGGATTGTCTGCATTAAACTCTCTTCCCACCTTAACCCTATACTCACCTTGGGCTACGGCAATAGCATCTTTCTCAATGCCAGCAAATTCAGGAGCATCTTTGACAGCATCAAATGATTCTTGTCTAAGTATTTTAATACTAGACAATGTACTTTTTCTAACAGCTTCATCTGAACCAAAAGCAGGTTTATTTAAATTGGTAGTGGCAATAGGAGTAGTATAAATAGAAGGGTTTTCTACAGGCAGTTCTGTTTTAATCTCTGGAAGAGGTTCTTCAATCTTTGCTGGCACTGCTTCAGGGACAGCTTCTTCCATTTGCTTAGTAATTGGAGCAGTCTCTTCTACTGGAGGCGTAGCAGGACTAGCCTTGCTCTTAACAATGGGAGCCTTAGTAACAGCTTCTTTAACTACTGGTGTAGCCAGTGCTTGTGATGTTTGTTCTACAACAGGGGCAACAGAATGCTTAGCAACAATCTCACCAAGAGACATTGCTCCTTTTTTAATACCAGCCTTAGCTGTTTCACTTACTATTTCTTTAGCAGCTATACCACCAACATTCATATTAACTACACCACCATAGGCATAGCCCGGCAAAGCTCTCATAGCTTCTGCATAAGCCAGCGCAGTGGCATAGTCTTTAGTTGTAGCTAAGTCTTTACCCTGCTGTTGTGTATAGGTTTCATTAACAAGACGTTTAAGCTCAGGAGCTAGCTTAGAATATTGTACTTCGTACAAACGAGGCTGCTTACCTTCAGCATAGGCTGCTGCTTCAGTCTTGTTAGTAGCAATTTCTTTGGCTGTCTTCTGCGCCCATCCAATTAAATTCTGAAGAGCAATCTTCTGTAAGTCTTGGCTGCCTTCTGCATAGAAGCTAGTCTTCTTAAGATTATCAAACTGTTCAATAACCAATGGAGCCATAATCTTACGAGCATCAGCATCAACAATCTTGTCGCCAGTGCTAGTAAAGATTTTATTGAATGGTACTTTAAGACGAACTACTTCTTCTTCTAGTACAGATGGTGTACCTTTAACAGCAATACCAGAGAACATCTTCAATGGACCATTGTCATTGAATGCTGCTGTCTCTCTCAGTGGGGGTTGATATACAGGCAACTCTTGTTTTAAGATAGGAGTACGCTTCATCAATTGACTTGTAGCTGATGAAGTAAATCCTTCCTCACCTGCTGGAATCTGATAAGCATCTCTGGGTAGAGTTTCATTACGATCAATAGCACCAACAATATCACTGACCTGTTGTAAAGGAACAAGTGCTCTACCTAAATATTCACCAACCCATTCACCAAAGAATGTCTTAACTTTGTTATCTGCTGTGTCTTCACCTGTTGCAGCGTTAGCCTGTGCTTCAGCAAACTTATCACCAAGCCATGAGTATGTACCTGCTGGTGCTTTGAAACCAGTCATAGCTTCTATGAATTCTTTAGACTTAAATTCATCTGTCCTACCTTTTTTAAACTTAACAAGGTAGTCGCCCAAGGCTAAGAAAGGAGCAGCAGGAAATAATACTCTAGCATCTACAGTAGAACCATCAGGATTCTTAATGTTATACCACTCAGTGTCTTGATTTTCCTGTCTATATTTATAAGCAGCGTATAAAGCAGAAGTACCTACAGCACCTTTAGATAAGTTCTCAAGACCCATAGTAACTTGTTTAGTTCCCATGTCACCATCACCCCTAGCCATCTTAGTAAGGCCAGCAGCAATGTCTGTGCTTCCAGATAACACACCAGTAGGCATGTGCTTATAGGTCCACTCCATAGCGTTAGCCATGAAGCGAGGGAACGGAATAAACGTAGAACCTATAGGACCAAGCTCTTCAATAAACTTTACAGCATGAAGCATTGGCCCTTTGGTAGGCATCTTACTGAATGTACCAGTGAGGGCTTCATTGACAGCATTCTGTAACACATCAAAAGGTACTTGCTTACCTTGTGCAATAACATCATACATGTTAATACCAACACGGCTTAGCTGCTTTTCAACTGAAGAAGTAAACATTGCCTTACGGAAGAAAGCATCTTGTGCCACGTTAAATGTATTGGCAAGACGAACTGGATAGGACAAGTCGTTAGGGCCAGCCTCGCCTGTTGTCTTAATCATCTTTCTATATAGAGCTGGTGTACCACTCAGTAAAGATTCAGTTACTTCAGAAGATAAATCTCTTTGGCCTAAATAGAAAGCAGATCTAACTGCATCGTCATAGACACCTTTAATACCACCAGTAAAACTACCAGTGACAGGTGTACCTGTAGCAAGCTCACCTGCTGTCTTACCTATACGATATAGAGAAGATTCAATAAGCTCTGCTGCTGTTCCAAAGGTAATAACAGAAACGCCAGAGAAAGCGTTTCGGATAGTGGTGGATAGTTGTGACACCATCAATCCCTTTAGCTCTCTATCAAGACGCATACCAAAGTCTTTGACTCCGGTAAAGGCTGAAGTGATTGCACCTCTATCGCCATACATCTTGTTAAGCTCTGCAGCAGCAGCGGGATCAATGTTCTTTAGTTTGTTTTGTAGACGGGCAACAACAGAGAGACTCTGTAAAGAACGAGCAGCATCACCTGCTGAAGTTCTAAACATCTTAGCAAACTCATCTGGTGTTACATCGGCAGAAGCTAAGGCTCTTTCAAAGACAACATCATCAAATGTATCTACAGATTCAAGTGTTCTCTTAATAGCATCAGAAACTTTTTCTGTAGCTTTAGGAGCAAACTCAGGCATTTGTTTCCAAATGTCTTGAGCAATAAGAGTAGCTCTTTTATTAAGGTCTGTTCTAACTTCCATCTGTGCAACAGATGTTGGTTTTCCTTGAGCATCAAGAAGCTTTCTTCCTTCAAAAATATCGTAAGAATCTTCTAATGCTTTTTCTGTTGGATCTTTGGAAGTTACTTCAATCTTAGGTGCAGGAGTTGTTGGTTCTCCTACTGCTGGTTTGTTTCTAGTCTTAAGGATGTCATCTAGCTGACTAGTTTTTCCTTTAGTAGCTCCACGCAGGAAAGGTAATACCTCTGCTGTTTCAGTGACAGCACCAATAGCACCAGCTAAAGCTACTCTCTTGCCACTAACACCTTCTTCTAGTTTCTTTTCTCTATCTTCAACATAAGTCTTCAACAGAGCCTGTCCTGTAGCATCTAATGTGGTAGGCTCAATCTTCTTAGCTTCAGTCAATTCAGCTTGAGCTACATTCAATTCAATCTTCTGTGCATTTACATCCTGAGCAGCAGTGGTAACACCACCAACAGCAGGAGTAGCAGCAGCCATGCCAATGCCTTTGGCTGAAGTGATAGCAGCTTTAGTACCCTTCTCTGCTGCCAGTTTTGTTAGGCCGCTGCTAACAATCTTACCTGTACCAAGTGTTAATGCTGTAGAAGGGCTGCTAACAATACTAGATATAACATCCATTACTGGGCGAAATCCCTTCTGTCCTCTGTTCTGTGGATCAAACACACCAGCAGTGTTCTTAAACAAGTCGTAAGCTGCACCAGCTTTTAATATGTCTTCTTGCTTAGCATTGTTTAAATATTGTAGTTCTCCTACACTGTTAAACTCATTGCCAGTATCAAGCATACGCATGTGCGTAGCAAAACGATTAACAAATTGTTCTTTTGTTTCTCCAGCAAGAAGAACCCCTTCCTTCCCAAACCTAGCAGAAGCATAGTCTTGGATGGTTTTAAAGTTCTTATCATCTTTCCACAAAGCATCAAAAGGAATCTTCTGTTCTTCTTCTTTGCGGATGTTAGCTGCTCTTTCCTGTAATACTGTAGCTCTTTGACGAGGAGCAAGAAAGGCAGGTTTAGTTAAATCTTCTGGCGGCTTAGGTGCAGCAGCCGATGGTTGTGCTGTGTCGGTAAAGACAATGGATGGTTTGCTTGGCTCATCAGTGAATTTAATTGTGGATGAAGAAGGTTGTGCTTCATCATCTAAGAATTTAATAGCCATTGTTATTGAACCTCTGCTGATCGTCCATTAATTGTAATCTTAGTACCTTTAGGGAGGTTAGCTGCTTCAGCTTCAGCCACACTCTTGAAGTCTCTCACTGGTGTTGCAGGTGCTACTGGCTTAGGTGCTGCTGGCTTAGGTGTTGCAGGAGCAGGAGTCTCTTGAGGTATTGCTGTCGGCACAGCAGTCATCAATACATTCTCAGGCTTAGCTGGAATAGCTTTACCATCTGCATCAAATGTAACACCAATAGATACCAAGGCATTCCTAGCTGTAACAGACTTAGGCTTACCCTCAGGTGTAGTGAACTCAGCAATAATTCCATTACGAGCCTGAGCATATGCAGCCTTCATCTGAGGATCAGCAATACCCTTAGGTGTAAGAGAGATGTTACCCTGCATATCAGTAGAAGTAACAAACTTACCGGGAGCCAATGACTCCACTGTAGATGCAAATCCTCTAGAAGCAACAGTGATAAGGTTAGCTTGTGTAACCTTCTCTTCATTGTTCTCTTTGGGATTGGACATCATCTTAATACGCTGTTGCAACAGTGCTGCAGCAATTTGTCTTTGCTGAGGAGTCTTTGTAGGATCTTGTGCTTCATCAGCCAACTTACTTCTCTTGTCTTCTTCAGTTGTTTTACCTGCCAGCTTCATAGCTGCATCTGCAGTGTTCAATGTAGCGAGTTTAGCAGCAGCTTGCTTTTTCGCATCCTCAGTAGCTGCATTTACATATTCAAGTTTTGTTTGACTAACAACATCATCAAAGCCTTTAGTCTTAGCAAGCCTACTATAGTCCATCTCACCCATCATGTTGGGTGCTCTCTTAGTAGTCATATCTTGATAACCTACCAATTGTTCCAATGTCATACCATAAGCAGCAGCAGCTCTCTGTGCTTTAGCATAACCATTACCAGCAACCAAGTTATCAACAATACCGCCTTCTTTAGAAGTGGCGTTATAAAACTCTTTAGTTTGCTCAGTAGCCGCTGCTTTCACTTTAAACAACTCAGTCATATAGTCAGCAGCTTTAACACCTGTTGGTGCATTAGCTGCTGCTTTAAAGAAGTCTGGTGTAAGCCTAGAAGATAGTTCAGGATCATCACGCAAACGCTTAACAATATCTTTAGCTATCTCTGGATTGGAAGCTAATGTGATGAGTTGTCTATCATCAAACTTAGTACCATCTTTAAAAGTAAAAGAACCAAGTTCACTTACAGTGCCTCTGTATTCGTCTGCTTGTTTAGCAATTTCTTTCTTCTTCTCTTGAACATTGTGATACATGTTCTTGATACTAGCAGCAGTCATCGCAGCTTGCTCTTTCTCTTTCTCAGCAATCTGTTCTACAATTCCTTTAGAGAAACCAGCAGAAAAACTTCCAAACCAACTAGCCATTATTCTTCTCCTCTAGACATCAAACCCTTACGAGATTCTTTTACAACCATCTCTGGGTTTGCTTTAATGTCAGCCTTCATATCATCCATAATTTTCTTAAGCACTCTAGGACTAACTGTTTCAGCCTTAGTCTGATCGTCAAAAGAAACAATGTATGGAACATCATTTAGTTCTGCAATTGTTTTAATCATCTCAACTAAGATGGGAGTCACTAAGAAACCTACATCTACTGTATGGTAGCCATACATCAATGATGCTTTAGTGAAAGTATTAACAATAGTTAAAATTGGAATGTCTCTTTCAAGAGCATCTAACAATTGAAGAATAACATCTGGGTTATCCATTTTATCTGTATAAAACCCTACAGCATCCGCAAGTGTTACATACTGAGGAGGATTTTCCCAAGGAAAGTTACCCGGCTCAACCGTTAATGATTGACCGGGAATAGGCGCATCAAGAAAGATATCAGGACTTTGCATTTAAAATTTCCTCTTTTTGTTTTCGGATGGCTTTAATGTACTCTGCTACTTTGCTATACACATCTTCGCTAGTAGGTTTATTATCTGGAACATCTTTGTTTCTAGAAAGAAGACCAGTGGATGCTGAGGACTTATCTTTAGACTGTTTAGTATTAGCAATCGAGTCTACTTTTTTATAAAAATTATCAAAGTTTTTCATACTAGTTTATCCAAAAATCCAATCAATTGCGGTTGAACCAGCTTTAACAATATCAGCGAATGATGTCTTACCTACGAAGGATGCAGTTAACTCACCCAATGCTCTAGCATTAGCTGCTGCTGTAGTTGCATCAGCAATAGCAATCTGTGCAGACTTAGCAAGTTCTGCAGCGGCTAGTGTAGTAGATCTATTAGCATCATTCTCTGAAGACTGCCACGCATGAGTGACAGCATCACGATACATCTGTATCTCATTATTATATTCTGTAAGTGTCATCTGCTGTGCAAGCTGAGCATTAGACAGATTGATAGTGTTGATAGCACCAGTGTTAATGGTAGCAATTTCTCTTTGCCACTGAGCATTAGATTGATCAATTACCAATCTTTGCTGTGCATTAAACTGTTCTCTTTGGTTCTGTACATCAGCATTAAATTTCTTAATGGAGTTTGACTGATCAACTTTAAACTGCTCCATTGCATTTGACTGAGCAGAATTAAATTGACTAACCTGTGAAGAAAGACTAGCAAAGAACTGTTTGGTTTGATTAGTGCTTGTAGCATTAAACTGTTTAGAAGCATTTTCAGCAGCAGTATCACTTAAGATTGCTTGTGCTGTAAGCTGTGTCTTTAACACTGTAGCTTGTTGCTCATATGACAGATTAGTCAAATCAATTTGCAAAGCAGCTTTAGCATTCTCTACTGCAGCTTGCTGTCTATTATTTAAGGTAGCTGTTTCAAGGGTAGCTGTCTGTGCAAGCTCAGCCATAAAAGCAGCTTGTCTACTATTCAGATTAGCTAAGTCAACAGTTTGAGCAAGTCTAGAATTCTCTAAAGCAATTTGCTGGTTAGCATTAAAGTTTAGATTAGCAATGTCAGCTACACGGGCAGCGTTGATAACACGGGTCTGGAAGTTTTGATCAAACTCTTGACCTAAGAAGGTAGCTCTTTGTTGTGCTGTAAGAACAGCAATCTGCTGTCTGTTAGACAAATTCTGTGAAGCCATCTGCTGGTATATAGCAGCATCAGCAGAAGCAATAGGAAGAGCTTTTTCTAAAGCAGCTTGTACCAAAGCAGCACCAGCCAAACTAGAAGCGCCTAAGCCCCTAGCAGACATCTCTGCTGTCACTGCTCTTAATGCACCAGCAGCCCAACCCGGAGGGTTCTTAGCATCAAAGTCTTTGGTAAGTTTAGCAAGCTGTCCCTGTACAGTCATGTCTGTTGTAACTTCACCAGTAGCTGCTTCAGCTTTAGCAAGTTCTGTAGCCACCTTAGTCATATCGACAGCAGTGCCAGCCACTGTTTCTGCTTCTGCCATTGTACGAGCAGCGGGTGCTGCTACCTTTTGAGCAGTGGCAATCTGTTCAGCCTTATCAGCAGCACCAGCAAGTGCTGTAGGACCAGCTTCTGCTGCTTTAACTTTAGCTGCTTCAGAAACTGTTCCTGTTGCTGGCTTAAATCCAGCCAACACTTTATCCATCTCAGGAAAGGATGTAGCTGCAGTGACTTGTTCTGCTGTAAGTGTTGTTGGCAGTGCTGCTAACGTAACTGCAGCAGGAGTAGTTGCTTCAACTGTCTGAGCTGCTCCGGCTCTTGCTGTTGGGGAAATATCTTGGGTAGCGTCATACACTACTTTCTCTGGTGTTATCTTAGAAGGTGCTGCTGCTTGTGGAACACCACCTACAGGTGAATAAGTAACTTCACCGCCACCAGTAACTCCTCCACTTGTTACTTTTGCAGGTAACAACGAAGCATAGGCTGTACTAATTTCAGCATCTGTAAGGCCATACACTTTCTTAGCATGAGCAGCCAAAGCTGCGGGGTCTGTATCAGGTCTAGCACTAAGCTCTTGACGAAGAGCCAGATTAATCTGAGATTGTGTCCAATCCGTTGTAGCCAGTTTAGGATCAAATACTACAGCACCAGCATTTAATTTAAGTACATCACCGCCCTGAGCAAACTTACGCAGACTAATCAATCCACCCCTAGCCATACGCTCAGAAAACTTACCAGTGATGGCAGCATACTTAGCTTCTAAAGCAGGAGAAGATGCGAGGAATTCATCAAAGCCTTGCATAGGACCATCGTAGCCTAGCTTCCTAGCTACAATTTCTTTCTGTTGTGCTGTAAAATCTTTCATATGTTTCTTGGTTTCTCTATTGCTTCAGTTAAATAGGCAAGCATATTTCTGTTATCTCTAAGTAGTGCTAACACCCCTACAGCTAAACAATACACCTGCCTCTCTGACAGTTTTAATTGGAAGCAGTCGTCTATAGCGTGTATACATTCATGTAACAATGTATCTGCCTCCGCTAAGGGGTGCTGACCAGACTTTATTTTAATTGCATAGTCATCATAGCTGTACTCACCTAGTTGTTCTGGGAATACATCTACAACTCTAATCGGCACTTCTCTGCCAATAATACTTAGAGAAGCTGGTAACATTATATACCTTTAAGCCTTGTCATACCACAAATTAGGGGCTTAGTCAACCACCTAATACATGTAAGGCATGTTCTATATGCTTCTTACGATCTTCTAAACCAATAGTACCACCATTGATCCGCTTTGTCATGGTGAGGATGTCACCTCTGTCAGCATATTGGTTAAGCTTATGGGTCTGCCAGAACCAGCCAGCGGTCTGTGCTGCATATCTGGGAGTGCGAACAAGCTCTGGCTGCATAACAAAATCTACACCTAAGGCTTGACCTGCGTGATAGAAGTTGCTATGTCCAGTTAGCTGAAGGAAGCCGGAGCCACGGAACCTGAACCCATCCCCACTGGCCTCATCCCTATTACCCATACGATTACCATAAATTCTATTGGCAATCTTCTGTGGTTGCTTCTCATAAGCTGCTGCACTTTCTGGTGTAAATCCCCAAGCTCTCTTAGGAGTTTGAGGAAATAGCTTAAGCAAAGTAGGAGCACGATAGTTTAGGTTTTCTTCCATGATGCGGAAGTTGCCACACTCATGACCACACTGACCAATCCATGAAGCCTGTTGAGCTGGTGTAGTGATACCAAACCTCTCAAAGGTTTCATTGAAAGCATCAGCCAAAGATGGCTCAATGTGTAGCTGTCTTAGTTGTTCACTTGTTACCATTGTTTACCAACTCCCTCATTTCGTTGTAGGCTGCGACACATTGGGCGTGTTTGACAATGGCTTTGTCTCCTTCGGCAACGATGTCGATAAGAGCTGCAATAGTCTGTCGCTCAAGTTCGGAAGGTTCGTCTCTGCTATCTCCTGCGGTAGGGGCGGCACTTGTGCTGGCTTGTACACAACTGGCGGTGGGGAGGCGCAGCCTACCAGTGTTAGCAAGCTCACGCATAGCAGACTGCTTTTTAGATATTTCATTCTTTGCCTTTCTCAACTCTGTTTCTTTATCAGCAAGTTTAGAAGTCATGTTCTTCTCTACTTCACGGGCTTCTTCATTCTTCTTAGCTATCTCTACTTGCATCTCTTGGTCACGGTCTTCCCAACCAAAGTGATACCCACCCCGGTATGTTCCAAACAGTGCAACCATTGCACCAATGATGAGCCAAGGAAGTGGAATAGGTAACATCACTCAGCCTCTTTTCTAGCTGCTGCTATCTCTTCTCTTTCCTCATCAGGCTCCATGTGTTCAGGGGGTGTTGTTGGTGGAGGACCGGGAGTCCAGCTTTCATCTAGCTCTGGGTTCTTCCAGACAGGCATAGCACCAAAGGGCTGGCTAGGAAGGCCATAGGCCGACTGTGGAGGGGCGTAGCTACCACCACCACCATAGCCACCGCCACAGCCCTGCATTGGAGGCTGAGGGGGTTTAAAAGCATTCTGTGCTGAGTTCACTGCCCTCTTACCTACAATGCCACCAATACCACCTACAATAAGTAATACTATATCATTAAGCATCTTGGTGTAGGCTTGATCAATCGGAGCCATACTCTTGATGGGTTGTGTTACAAAGGTAACAGAATACAGCAAGGCAAAGACAATACCAAATAGGATGACTGTAATAGCCACCACTACAAACCCCCACACCCTAACCTCAAACTCTTCAGTTGTTAGCTTTGGTTTGGGCTGGCTTGGTGTCAGCATTTTGATTAGCAGTTCTCTCAATTTGTTTCTCCAATATTGGTGCAACTAAATACTCAGGACATGTCTGTGTGAATTGACATCTAGGTTTCTGACATGACTCAGCATGGAAGTTGTCAGGGTTCTGACAGAAGTATCTGTACTTGTCTTCACAACCAGTGAGCAGCAATAACAATAATAAATATTTCATACCATTACATCCACAGAATCTACCTTTACCCACTGAGCTTTAATCTTCTCTTGAGTTTGGCGGTTAAGCTTCTCTAAGTCTTTTAAATGCTGTTGATGAATAACCTTCTGATATTCACGAAGCATGTTTGCATTGTGTTGATAAGGTGTCACTTTCATTTACCTAGTCCCACCCTTCCAAGTAAAAGATTAACAATCTTGTCCGACAAATCATCGGGTAAGAACTTTAAAAAACCTAGAAACCACAAAGCCACACAGCCATAGATGAATATCTTTAAGCAAAGATCAAAGGTCTTCTGGTACTCATTCATTGCTCAAATATGGATAGACAACTATCCAAAACAAATAGTTCAATGGAACAGCAGACCAAAGCAAAATGTCAAGCCAAGTCATCTGCCACACCTTCTTGTTGTCTCACAGAAAGTCATCAACTCATTAATACCAATAAACACCAAGAGCAAAACAAAAGCACAGCCACCAATAATCATTACCAGCTCATTCATCTCGGCTTCTTTTTCTTTGGCTTTCTTTTCTGCTCGCTCTAAAGCACGAAGCTCTCTTGCATCGTCAATATCCATCTGGTCTTGCCGAGCTTTAATTTTATTCCACACATCAATCTTGCCTGTGGTCATAAAGAGCATCTTCAACTCTTCCTCAAATGCTCTAGCCTGTTCCAAAGCCATCTCAATCTGAAGAGCAGTTCCCATGTTGGAACCTTTACTCTTCTTCGTTTCAATTAAAGCTTTAGTGGCAGTCGATTTTGCGTCAAAAAGCTTACCAATCATTGGGGCTAAAGACCCAAGATCAGATGCCACAGCACTGGCCTTCTTGACCATGCTGATGGCGCTTTGTATGCCAGCTAGTGCGGTGACGGGATCAATCATCGCTCAATCCTTTTCCATTCAATGCATACAACTTTTCTGTTATACACATCTCCGGTCCATGTCCATCGGACACACTTATACTTCTCCTCTTTGGACCCAATAGGGAAAGATAGTAATAATAAAAATATTAGTGATGCAGCTTGTTTTCGATAGCAAGCCATATAGCACCACAGAAAGCACCGATAACTAAGATGGGCTTCACTGCTCTAGCAACCCACTCAAGAACAACAAATGCTCCTTGGGCTGCGTTGAAAGCTTGGACAACAGCTTCTGTACTTTTGTCCAGCTTATCAACTTTTTGTTCTACAGCTAGTAGACGCTCATAAATCTGAGCGTGGGTAACATCTTCTTGCATGTTAGCTCCACTTCAAAATAACAATACCGGAGCCACCGTTGCCACCACCCGGAGCACCTGTGGTACTGCCACCACCACCGCCTCCACCACCAGTGTTATTAGCAGCGTTTGCGGGACGAGTACCATTACCAGTTCCAGCAGTTCCACCACCTGCTCCTCCAGCACCACCAGTACCTTCACCGCCACCACCACCGCCACCAGCATAAGTTACAGAAGTACCAATAAGTGATGAGGCTGTACCAGCACCGCCAGCACCTCCAGTTCCAACAGTTCCTGTAGAACCTACTGCACCTGCACCGCCACCGCCACCACCGCCATAAGAACTACCACCGGAAGCAGAGCCTCCTCCATTATTACCTTGGCTTGGTGATGTACTTGGTGTATTCCCCGAGCCTCCAGCCGTGCCAGAGTTTGCTGTACTACCACCACCTGAGCCACCTGAGCCACCTACGGTATTACTAGTATCACCAGCACCATATCCACCACCAGCAGCAGTAATAGTACTAAACGAAGAGCTACCACCAGAAGTTCCGTTATTTCTTCCGCTAGCACCGTTACCTCCAGCTCCCACAGTAACTGTGTAAGTTGTACCAGCAGTTACAGAAAGCCCTGTGGCTGTTCTAAAACCACCACCACCACCACCGCCACCACCGTATTGACCACCACCACCGCCACCACCGCCAACAACTAAATATTGAACTTGTGTTGCACCAATAGGGGCTGTCCATGTGGTAGATGAGAAGAATACAATTGTGTTGTTTGTAAGTAAATTAGTGGCTGTTGTTGGAGCCAATGTACCTGAAGATGTAAATCTATGAACAACATGACCAGCAGCATAGGTCACTGTGCCACCAGTAAAATATTGAATTGAGCCGGGGTAGCGGAGAATGACAACGCCTGAACCGCCTGTGCCTCCACCACTTCTACCACCACCACCGCCGCCACCAGTATTTGCAGTGCCAGAAGTTCCAGATACCGCCGCTCCTGTGCCACCAGCGCCCCCACCACCTACCCCGCCTACGCCTCCGGGTACTGAACCGCTATCGCCACCACCACCACCGCCACCACCAGCATAGGCCGTTACTGTTCCGCTAATAGCGCTTGCAATACCTGCGCCACCATTACCAGACGCAGCTGTTGCAGCGGCCAGTCCTACAGTCCCTGCGCCTCCGCCTCCGCCTCCGTTATATGGGCTTCCGCTAGGTAATCCAGCACCGCCAGCATTACCTTGCCCAGATGCGCCGGAACCAACTGTAGATGAGGTGTTATTTGGGCCACCACCACCTGAACCACCAGAGTTTGCGCTCAACGTCCCGCTGTTTGAATGCCCACCGCCACCACCGCCACCTAGAGCAACAATAGTGCCTGTAAATGCACCAGAAGATGTAGCAACAAAAACAGAATTTTGCCCATTAGTACCCGTAGCCGCAGTGTCAGTGCCGCCTCCAGCACCACCAGCGCCAACCGTTACAAAATATGAAGAACCAAGGGTAATCCCAGCATATCCAGCAAGTAAGCCGCCAGCACCGCCCCCACCAGCACCTCGGCCATTGAAGTTATCTCGACCACCCCCGCCGCCACCAGCAACAACTAAATACTCAACCACAGACGGAGGAATGCCCGTCCAATTCAAGTTTTTTACCGCTTGACTGACTTGTTTAAGCGTCCACATTCCACTGTATTGAGGCATTGTTTGCTCCGATTATTCTGTAACTACTTCAACCCAAGCGGTTGTATCTTCATCCCATGTAAACATCTTACCTTCTTCAACAGGCATAGGTGTTGGTGCTTCCCACTGACAAGTGGTTTCATTTAACACCCATGAAGCAAAAGGCTTTGGAGGAATGAATGCATCACGCTCTACATCATATGTATATCCAATACCTGCATAGTTTTTACGCAGTGGTATACCACCTTGTTTATGAACACCTCCATGAGTGTTGTAACTTGTTTGAACCCAAGATGTTGGATCACCCCAATGTCCTGTGTTCAATGTTTCTTGATCGATGACAATGACCTGAGTCACTACACCGTTTTCTACTTTAGCGAAATGTGCCATTTAATTTTCTCCTTAAAAAGTAATAGTGGCTGAAGATGTGAAGGTATAAATTTGATAACCTTCTGCATAGTTTAACTGATAATTTGTTCCTACAATAGTAGTGATGGGTGGAAGATTTACAGGGTAGCGAATGATTACAATTCCAGAACCACCAGTTGCACCTACATTGGGGCCAGCATTTACATATGGCCCACCGCCACCTCCTCCACCAGTGTTTGCTGTTCCGGGTATAGCTTGCGTGGCAATAGTTGATACTCCACTACTAGGAACAACTGATGCGCCAGCACCTCCACCACCGGGGCCACCCAAAGATGCGCCAATTGTAGGATCGCCTCCAGAGCCAGTACCTACACCACTCCCACCTCCACCACCGCCAGCGTAAAAAACACGGGAGCCGTTTATTGTAGAGCAAACTCCTGTGCCACCATGACCGCCAGATACTGTTCCAATAACTCCAACAGAACCTGCTCCACCGCCACCTCCTGCACGGAAGGTATCAAACCCAGCGACTGTGCCAGAACCGTTTCCACCTGCATTGCCTTGTCCTGAAGTTCCAGCACCTCCAGTGGTTGCCCATCGACCATTGCCCCCTCCACCAGAACCCCCTGATACGCCACCTGAATTAGTTGTACCACCAGCATCATAACCGCCACCGCCACCGCCAATAGCTGTAATAGAACCAAACACTGAGTTTTGTCCATTGCTTCCTGCGGAAGATGTGTTACCAGCACCACCAGCACCAATTGTCACAGTTAATGCAGAGCCAATAGTTACAGCAAAAGAAGACGCTTGTAGTAGACCACCAGCACCTCCCCCACCTCCTCGAATGCCGCCACCACCCCCGCCACCAGCAACTACTAAATACTCAACAGTCTCCACCACACCCGCTAAGGGATCATAAGTTGCAGAGATAAACCCACCTAAGTTTTGCCCACTCATTTTTTTTCCTTAGAAGGTAATTGAACCACTAGAGGTCCATCTATATACACGATTTTTGTAGCCTAAGCCTGTTGCAAAGGGAGACAATTGGTTCCATGCAATAGCAGTAGTATTTGAATTAGCTGCAGCACTATTTGTAGAACTATCTGCAGTGTATGCTCCAGAAACTGTATTCACTAATAAAGATGTATCTGTTCCTGTAATAGCTGCAATGTTTGTTCCCACAGGTTGTGTTGCTTGTAATGGAGAAGTAGGAACAGTAAAGTTTCCTGTGTATACAGCCACACCTTTTACAACACGAACATTGGTCATGTACCCAGTAACAGAACCAATACCACTAGGACCATTAGAACCTACAGTAAGGCCACTGCTCCCAATTGAAACAGACGCTGAACTTGTACCAGTTCCAACTGATGTTCCATTATGATATATAGTAAATGTTGTACCATTTCGTACAATAGCAAAATGATTCCATACATTTGCAGTAGCAACTGCTGAAGAAGAAACAATTATATTACCACCAACATAAAAATTATATGCTCCACCGGGTATAACCAACAACCAGTTTGCAGTGCCATAACCAATAAGACCCGGATTGCCACCAGCACTTGCATTATTAAAGTTGGCTAAGTTATACCAACCTTCAATAGTAAAATTACCAGTACCAAAATTAAATGGAGTAGTTCCAGAGAATCCCAAAGATCCTGCACCTGCATTATAAATACTACCACTACCACTTGTGCTTACAGTTGCGTTAGGCGCTGATGCTGCTGCTGCATAAGTATCGGGGTATGAAACAATGACAACGCCTGAGCCACCTGTAGCGCCAGTATCACCACCTGCTCCACCGCCCGTATTAGCAGTTCCTGAGACATTTGCTGCGCCACCACCACCAGCACCACCAGCATAACCACCACCTGCACCTGCACCTCCGCCAGCATATGCTGTTACGGTTCCAGAAATTGCGCTTGCAATTCCAGCACCTCCACCGCCAGCAAAATTAATGGCTCCTCCACGATAACCCGCAGTTCCAGCGCCACCACCACCACCACCAACTCCACTAGAACCGATGTTACCTTGCCCAAATGCCGCAAGACCCCCATTGGCAGCAGTGGTGCTGTCGTAATTTTGACCTCCACCACCTGAACCACCAGACAAACCGTTTTTTGATGAGCTTGCAGATCCGCCAGCACCACCACCACCACCAGATGTGATTATTGGACCAAAAATAGAGTTAACCCCATTTGAACCATATCCATTACCAGAGCCAGTACCACCGCCACCAATAGTAACAGTTAAAGAGACACCAGTAGCAACAGGTAAGATGCCAGTTAACAATCCACCAGCACCACCACCACCACCATAATAACCACCACTACCACCACCACCAGCTACAACTAAATAATCAACAGCCTGAGGCTTTTGCCCACTCCATGCTCCTTGACGAAGAGCTTGTACTTGTTGCTTTAATGTAAAAAGTCCAGAAGCCATAGCCTACCTTAAAATGTTATTGTGCCTGAGGCAATGAATTCATACACACGCCATCCATTGATGACGTACATTGAAGACGATCCTGTTGTTGATGTGGCGGGAGCTAAGTAAGATGGGTAGCGGATGATGACTATGCCACTACCGCCAGCATAGCCTATACCACCAAGACCTGTACCTGCGCCACCACCACCAGAGCCTGTATTTGCTGCAGCATTACTTCCAATTGCATTGGTCCATCCATCACCATTTCCTCCACCTGCTGCTCCTAACGAAGGGAATACATATCCTGCACCACCACCACCCCCAGCATATTGAAGTGCTGAACCAGAAATTGATGAAACTGTTCCTGCACCACCAGTGCCCCCGGGAACAACTGCAGCAGATGTAAATCCACCAACAGAACCTGAGCCTCCACCCCCACCACCACCATACGCACTAGTAGATCCATTCCCACCAGAATTTCCTTGACCTACAATACCTAAGCCAACAGATGTACTAGAACCTGCGCCACCCCCAGAACCCCCAGTTGCACCTTGTGAACTACCAGCAGAACCCCCACCACCACCACCAATAGCTGTGATAAAACCAAATACAGAGTTACCGCCATTACTCCCAACATTACTTTGATTGGTTGATCCAGCACCGCCAGCACCAACAGTCACAGTAATACTTGAGCCAATTGTCACAGCAAAACCAGTTGCTGTAAGTAATCCACCAGCACCACCACCTCCAGCATACAAACTACTAGCACTATTTGCTAATCCACCACCGCCACCACCAGCAACAACAAGATACTCCACTGTCTTAGTAGGAGTATCTAAGCCATTGCTAGCATAGGAAATAATGTTACCAATATGATTGATCGACATAGCGATAATCTTTCTTTATTAAGACATCTCATCCCATGAGGTAGTAACTGTTAACGCATTAGCAGTACCAGCAACAATGCCCAATGATTTGTCTTCCAACAAATACATTGTTGTTGTTCTGTCTAGAACAATCAATGAAGCATATGCAGGTACAGAAATGGTTGATGCAATTGCTGTAGCTGTACCAGCCAAATCATCTTGAGGGTACAGATTGATTGTTACATTACAAGCAGATGAGCTAACATTAGCAACAACAATAGAATTAATCTTATAAATCTTATTACTGCTAGCAGCATTATTCACCATTGCTGTAGCAAATGGATTTGATGTAGAAGACACCAAGAAAGAACTAGTGTTACCAACAATACTGGATACACCGATGATATTAGGATTTGACATTATAGCTCCTTAGAAACCAAAAATAGAAGAGAGTGCAATTGCTTTACCAGCAACAATGAGTGTACCTGATGTAGGCAACGTAACGGAAGTAGAACCAGTGACTGTCACTGTAGTTGGATATGCTCCAGAAATAGTTAATGTACTAGCAGAGTTATTAGCTACACCAGTACCACCATTAGCTGGACTCAAAACACCCAACACCTCAGTGGCTAAATTTACATTACTGACAACAGTTTTTAAACTGCCAGCAGAATTAAATGTGCCATCAGTAGTGTAAGTGTCCCCCACAGCTAAAGTAACTTTTACTAAAGTTCTTTGTGTTGCAGCGTTGTCATATTTAATTAAAACAGTTACAGCAGCAGTGTCCCCATTAAATATTGTAATGTCTTTAACTATTCTTCTATTAGCACCTGAAGGTGCTGGCACGGCAGTTACATCAGTAGCTCCATTTAATATACCATCAGTAGCCCCCTCTGTAATACCTGTACCTAAATTATCAGCATAGTTTGTAACAAATGTTGGATTTGTTGTAGCAGCAGAAGCAGTCATTGCCAGCATAATGCTGGTAGATGTTCCATCTAAAATAAGTGTTTTCATTTTTTCCTCTATGAAAGAAACCAAGCATACGCACCACCATCACCACTAGCGGCTGGAGCTGTGCTTGCCCAAGTTGTTCCGGTAGATGTTAACACATTACCAGCAGTACTAGGGGCAACAAACAAAGGTGTTGAAGTGCCATTACCTAATATGACGTTGTTAGCTGTAAGGGTTGAAAGACCCGTACCACCTTGAGCCACAGTAACGTCTGTATTTTCATCAAGCAATCTGTGCCATGCACTGCTATGAGCAAAGTACATTGCACCATCTGAATGACTATGAGCCAATGCCCCGTGATAAGTAGCTGCAGATGGAAAAGCCGCTTGGTTAGCATAGTAGAAAGGAATGACAGACCCAACTCCGGGTGCAGTGATCGCACCATCGTCAGCAACTGTGACCAAACTGTTTTGTACTAACTTGCCAGTTGTAAGGTTAAACCTTGTAATTGCATTGTCGGTAGCAGAGGCTGGTCCTGCTACATCTCCAGAGCTAGATGCGTTAATAGTTTGATTGGGCCAAGCACCTGTGATAGTAACATTTGTACCCTGCACAAGAGCAGGAGTTGAAGTGCCTGTTCCTCCGTTAGCAACAGCAAGAGTACCGCCTAAAGTAATTGTTCCCGATGTAGTGATGGGTCCACCAGAAGTGGTCAAGCCAGTTGTACCACCCGAAACAGCAACTGAAGCAACAGTACCTAATGAAAGTGTAGTAAACGCTGCTTGTGTCCAAGCCGATCCTGTCCACAAATACAACTCATTGCTTGTACTGTTCCAATACAATGCACCAACTAAAAGAGTATTACCGTCATTGTCTACTGTGGGGGCTGTTGCCTTTGCGCCTAAGTAACGGTCATCAAAAGAGTCATAGCTGGCAGCAGCATTGGAAGCTGATGTAGAAGCAGCAGAGGCAGAGCTAGAAGCATTAGATGCTGATGTAGATGCATTGCTTGCACTTGTAGATGCATTAGAAGCAGAGGTAGCTGCAGCAGAAGCAGATGTAGCAGCAGCAGTTGCAGAGCCTAAGATGCCATCAACATACAATTTAGTTGTAGCATCAGCATTATCTGTTGGAGTACCCAAGCCTGTAATCTTGGAAGTACCCATCGCAATGGCTCCAGAC